CTTCGAGTATATCATCTACTGCGTCTACTGCTACGGCTATTATAGAAAGAGCGTTCGTAGCGGCGACACCTTCAAGCGCGGCGAGTTTAACGTGTGCGCTTAAAGCTAACTTTAGTATTACGGCTACACCTTCGGCTTCTGCTTCTATAGCTCCAGCTATCGTAATGGAAGCGGCTGTAGCTTCAAGTGTGTCTTCCGCGGCTTCGATTTCAGCGGCGATAGTGATGGAAGCTTCAGTTGCGGCTACCCCATCGAGTAGCGCGTCTGTTGCAGGTGCGATAGTTATGGAAGCTCCGATAGCTTCTTCTATCACATCGACTGCTTCTACTGCTACTGCAATAATTGAAAGAGCGTTTGTTGCTAGCACGCCTAGCGCGGCGGCATCACTGTCCGCTGGTATCGTAATGGAAGCTTCGGTAGCAAGTAGTGTTTCAGCTACCGGCTCTACTGTCGTTGCGATAATCGAAAGAGCGTTTGTTGCTGTTTCTGCTTCCAGCGCGGCTTCCATCGCGGCGGCTATTAACAGAGAAGCGCCTATAGCGGCAGGTATTTCTGCGGCGGCTACATGGGCATCAGCTATTGTTAAAGAACGTCCGATAGCTAGTGCGTTATCTTCAGCAGGTACTACAAGTACAACTATTCTTGTGAAGTACAAAAAACCAGCCGTATCTATTTCCACTTCTACTTACCATGATGTTACGATTGCAGTAACGCAATATCACGACGTCACATTAGAAGTAAGTACTACTTAGGAGTTTTAATGCCAACATACGATAAAGGAGATTCTGTAAGAGTAACTGCTACTTTCACTAGCGACGGCACAAACACTGATCCTACGGATACTGTTAATGATGTTACTGTCACATGGCGTAAACCGTCAGGTGGAACAGATGCAACACCAGCGGCAACTAAAAGCGCAACAGGTATTTATTATGTTGATTTAACTTTAGCTGAAGTTGGTACACATGCTGTTAGGATCACGGGGGATGAAGGAGTTATAGCCGCAGGTATAGTAGAGTTGGAAGTACAACCATCAGTATTTGATTAAATGGCTAACGCATCAAAAGACAAAGGTATCCTTAACAGGAAAGTATTCTTAGAATCATTAGAGAATAACGGAAAAGTCGCTGATGCTCTTATAGCTACTGGTGTTACACGTTCAGCTTACGAAAAGTGGAGGCAACGATTCCCTGACTTCGCCGCAAAAGCTGATGCTATACGACTTAACTTTCATACTGAAAAACCTGATACAGAAATACCAGCATTTGAGCATTTCAGATCAGAATACTTTGGGCATATGTCTCCGTGGTTTCATCTACGCGCTATAGACGCATACGAAAATACACCCCCCGGAAACTTAACTCTTATCTTGTGGCCACCTGAACATGGTAAAACAACACTCGCTGAGGATTACTTCTGTTACAAACTTGCAACTAACCCTGAGTTTCGTATCACAGTAGGTTCAGAGGGACAGGATATGGCTAGGAAAATTCTTGGTCGTATCCGTACGCGTATGGAACCAACTGGTCCATTTCCGTTATATGTAGCGAAATACGGTCCTTTTGTTCCACAGAATGCATCTGGTAGAAAAACTGCACAAGCATGGGGCGCAGATTATTTCAACGTCTTTAAAAAGTCTGCACACGATGAACGTGACTATTCAATGGTTTCTTTAGGGTGGAGATCGAAGATCGCTGGTACACGTACTGACCATCTACACATTGATGATATCCAGTCGCGTGTGTCGCTAAATCTGACAGAACAGATGTTCGAGATTTTCCGACAGGACTGGTTAACCCGTCCGGGAGAGAATGGGCGGACAAGCATTAATGGTACTCGTGTTGGCGAGGATGATTTCTATGAACGTGTAATGACTGAGATAGATGAAGATATTCTTAGAGTGATTCGTTTTCCTGCGATAGTACAAAATGGTGATGATGAACCTGAACCTTTATGGCCTGAGATGTTTTCGATGGAAGCTCTTGACAGAATTCGTCGTAAGGTTGGTGAAGAAGCATGGTCACGTAACTACATGCAGGAACCTACGAGTTCTTTAGCGGCTACATTTAATGACGAATCTATTAAGAAATGTTTGAATCCGTTGCGTTCTACGTTGCATGATCCTCCTAAAGATTGCACTGTTTACATCGGTGTTGACCCTGCGTTAGGTGGAATGAATTGTGTTATGGCGGCTACACCACATGAAGGCAAGTTAAAGATACTTTTCTTACGTGAGGATCAGGGATTAACTAGAAACGAGCAGATACTTCAAGTAGTGGAGGAAGCGATTTTACGCTGTCAAAAGAACGGTGCGTCTGTATCTGATGTGGTTATTGAAGCGATGGTGTTTCAAAAAGGGTTATCTCGTGATGAACGTCTTATAGAAATGACTGAACGATATGGGTTCAGAGTTAGGGAGCATTTGACAGGTGTAAACAAATATGATGAAACTATTGGCATACCATCTATGGCTTTGTCGTTTATGCGCGGAGAAATAGATATAGCTTACGCTGATGATCCTGTTACTAGGCATCAAGCTGATGAGCTTATAAGACAGCTTAAATCATGGCGACCATTAGTAAGAGGTACTAAATTAAGACAAGATAGGGTAATGGCCTTGTGGTTTATATGGATTCTTTGGAGACAAAGAAAGCAAGCTTTTGATGTAGACTCTTCACAATTCAACTTTAAAGGGCTACCTTATAATAAGACACGTTCTAAAATCGGAGCTTATTAGTGGCGTATACTTTTGAAGAAATAGTCGGAATAGTCCGACAGAGACAGGATATACAATCACCTCTTTTAAATAAGATGATTGAAGTTAAAGAAAGGTATAACGGTGAATATGTTATACCTCTTCCTTCTATGGACGAAGAACCTGTTCTTCCTCCATTAACTCCATCTTTAATATCTGAGAACATTGATGCTGTAGCTCAAAGAGCCGCATCTGTAACCCCATATATAGGTTGCCCTGCTATTGACCCTAGCAAAGAACGCGGTAGAAGATCCAGACAATACGCTGATGTTCGCAAACGTGCGCTTGCCGCTACGTGGTATCAGAACAAATATAAGCTAAAAATACGACGCGCTTACCGGCATCTTGCTGGTTACGCGACTACTGCTCTTGTAGTAAATCCAGATTTCAAAACTGGTATGCCTAAGATAGATGTTCGTGACCCTCTTGGCGTTTATCCTGAACCATCCGCGGCTGAGAATTATGACATTCCACGTAACTGTGCTTTTGTATACGGTAAATCAGGTGATTGGTTAAGAGCCAACTATCCCGCATCGCGGCAAGAAAATGGTGGTCCAGTAGCATCTGACGAAAATGCACGGCAAGAGTTATGGGATTGTTGCGAATGGATCGACGAGGAACATATCGTGATCGGGATAATGGGGCCACGGTATAATCATTTCAACCAAACGTATCCTTATCACAGCACACAGTTGGAACTGTCAAGATACGAGAACCTCGCAGGGATGCCTTGTGTGATAACTCCGGGTCGTGTGACATTAGATAAAATTTCTTCTTCAGTATCGAACGTCGTCGGGATGGTCGATCTTATGGCAAAACTAATGGCACTTGAACTTATAGCCCAAGAGAAAGCAATCTTTCCAGATCGCTACATTATCGGACGTTCAGGGCAAGTACCGATGATAGTAGGAGGTGAATGGAAAGATGGCAGGGAAGGCGAGGTCAATGTTCTCCTCGACGCAGAAGGGATCGGAGAACTCAGAGGATCACCTGACCAGAATACGAACATCGCGATTGATAGGCTCGAACGTAATGCCCGCGTATCGACAGGTACAGTCCCGCAAATTGGCGGAGAAAGTTATGGCGCTCTTCGCACTGGTAGGGGCATTGACGCTCTTATGGGTGCCGCTCTTGATCCAAGGATACAAGAACTTCAAGAGATCATGGAAGGACATCTTCCCCATCTCAATGAATGTATATTCGCCACGTACAAGGGATACTGGGGGAGCAAAACAGTATCTACATTCACTGGTTATGCAGGCGACTTTGGACAGGTTGAGTTCACGCCTGATGAGCATTTTGAAACGTTCGATAACGTAGTATCTCATTCGGTTCCGGGTGCTGATGTTCAAGGTACGACTATTCAGCTTGGACAGTTGTTGCAAATGAAAGGTATCAGTCTTGCAACATTTAGAACAAAGCATCCGTTTATTGAAGATCCCGAAGCTGAAGGCAGAAGGGTTGACGAAGAACAACTTGAAGAAGCTGTTATGGCTAGTATCCAACAGCAAGCTGTTCAAGGCGCACTACCTATTGTTTATATAGCTAAGATAGAAAAGTTCCGCAAAAAAGGACTTGATATTTTTGAAGCTATTGAAAAAGCTGACGAAGAAATTCGTAAAGAACAAGCGGCGGCGGCTCCTCCTCCAGAAGAAGGACAAGTAATGGCTCCTGAAGAAGCGATGGGATTAGCTGGTCCACCTCAAGCTTTACCGCCTGAAGCAATGGCGGCTGGTGGCGCTACTCCACAACAAGGTTCACCACAAGCGGCGATGGCTCAAATGCAACAAGCATTAATGGCAGGTGGCTAATGGCGAGAACAATGCCTAAACCAGATATGGCCGGTGGTACACAGCCAGCAAAAACTGATCCTAATGTAGTTTATGGTCAAGGTGGAGCAAATGTTGAAGCACAAAATCAGATTCCTTTACCAGATGATAGAGGTATACCTAGAACTGTAGGTGGTACCGCTCAACAAGGACAAGTAACTCAACCTCCTTCTAATGCTTTAGAAGCGGCGGCGGCATATAAACCAGATGTAATGCCTATGAACGCTCCTGACGATCAACCAGATTTAGATGTAACTGCTGGTTTAATTCGAAATTCGATGCGACCTGAAGAAATTGAAAGTAGAAGAAATCAAATTGTTGTGGCTGAATTAGTTTCACGTATGGCGGCTATATCAGGGGATCCTTATCTTATTAATGCGGCAGAACGGCACCAAGCAATCTCTAGAGGTTTATAGTGGTTGAAAAATTAGGAGGGTTGAGTCCGGGTCGAGGTTCTAGTGGTCGTGTAAGTACACGTAGTTACGGTCAGAATAATAAATATTCTCAAGCACAGTCTTTAGAAGATGAACGTATGGCTATGCGTTGGCGAATGCTTGAGCTTACAGGGTTGCAGGGATTCAGCGATGAATATCATACGATAGGTCTTGATTTAGTTCAAAGTCCTATGGATGACCAACAGATTCAGAATGCTTTAGCGTCGGCTCTTGAAATGGAAGCTATTCCTAAAATGGTTAAACATATGAATAGTTTGACTGATGATGGTCAAGATGCAATGTATATGAGTTTAGCTCCTGCTACACAAAAAGTATTAAGTTCAAATGGTTACAAAGCTCCGCATCAAAAATCTGATAATGATTGGTGGAATCCATTTGATTGGGATGACTATGCTTCCAAGTTAGTTAAACCTCTTAGCCTTCCATTGCAAGCAGTAATGGCTCCGTTTAGATATGGTGTGGCACCCACTGTTCGCGGCACATGGGAAATGTTTGAAAAAAGTATGCGTTCAGGTATGCGTACTATGCGTACTCTAGCTATCCAATATGAAGATAATTTAAGCAAAACTGGTGGTGGTTTAGGCGGCCATGTGCAGTCAACAGGATTAAATATATTTACTAACTTTGCAGAAAATTGGAAAAATGCAGAATATGAAAAAGCTTCTTTTACAAATGCTTCAAGAGAAAAAGCGCATGATTTATTAGACGGAGAAGATTATGAAATACTTGTAGGCACTCTTCGTAATGAAGGTAATTTTACAAAAGCCGCGGTTGATTATTTTAAAGAAGTAGCAAAAGCAGAAGGTAACCCTGATCCAGAAGGTGATGGAATTAGACGTTTTCACGATTGGATAGATAAAGGATCTATTAATAGTAAAGAATGGACAACAGCCGCAGAAGCATTACAACGTGGGAGTGTAGAAGCTGGGGCTATGTCAGTTCGTCAGTATGACAGAACTATGAACACTTTGCATTTAAATGGATTAGATAATTTGCATATGCCTTTAACTGGATGGAATGTTGGGAACATGGGGCGCACGGGTGCGGCAGTAGGCGGTACATTATTTGCGGCGATTGCTTTTGATCCTGTTACTTGGGGAACATTTGGTTATGGCGCGGTTATTAGAGGTGCAAGGATAGGTTTAACTGCTCGTGGTGCGGCGCAACACGGAATTAAAATACGTTCTTTATATGAGATGTCTTCTTCTTATAGAGCTATAAGGCTTTTAGATAAAAGCGATAAGACTCGTGAGAATGCTAAAGAAATTATTTCTGGGCTTAGAACAGTTAAAGGACAAAAAACTCCTGAACAATTATTGAAAACTAAAGGTAGATGGCAGGGAGTTTTTAAACCTAAGAATCTACAAAAAGAACGTAATGCTTACGTAGCTGATTTTGAACCCAACTGGTTAGGCAAGATGCCTTTCTATTTGAAGAGACAACTTAGACACGTTGAAGACAATATTCAAATGATTATGGATCATTTTGCCGCGCATGATCTATGGGTTAAAACTAATCATTTATACAATTTGAATGGAAGTAAAAATATTCATTCGATTGATCCTTTAGTTGATTTAATTAATAAGCAACCGAAACTGGCAGGGCTTATACCTGACTTAAAGCGTTATCATAATGCGATGAAACATTCAGGTATGAGTGTTAATGATTATGATTTGATGCCTGCTGGTTTAAAGATACCAGCAGAAGCACCATTGCTTAAAGTTAAACAACCGGGACTTGATGAATGGGATGGTGTTTGGGGTTATCTTCAAAGCGAAAATGGTATTCGTGCTTTGTCAGCTACACCATTTGGTAGAGCAGGATTAGCGGGTAGGTCGGATAAATTCTTTTTCCCACGACTTACTAAAGCATCAAAATTGCGGATACATATGCGTAAAGGAATGGATACTTTCTTAGAAAATGCTTCTTACAGAATGCAAGAGATACAACCAGTAGCTTACGCACAATCTGTTAATACTTTTAGAAGCGTACGTCAAGTTGGTCTTGTTAATAATCTTTATAAACGAATACACACAGGTAGAGATTTTACATTTACAAATCTTGCTTCTGTTAAAAAATTAAGTCAAAACGATTTGTTAGATATTTTAGAAAGCACGGCTTCTAATGTCGGTCATATAGCTGAGAACTCTCGTAAAGGACCAACATTTGATGAAACAGCACGAATATTAACTCAATACAATTTAGCACCAGCAGATTTACAAATTCTTAAAGATGTCTTTTTACGAGATGTAGATTTAATGACTGAACAAATTTATATTGCATATCAAAATTTGAAAAATGGTGTCGATCCAAAAGGATTAGATGCTGACATAGTTAGTCTTGTTAGAGATGATTTACCACAGTTCTCTGATTTCTTTACTGTTCATACAGATAGATTCGGTGTTGTTAATTTTCAGAACGGTGTAGCGCAGTTCCCTAAATCAAGAGGGTTTATGCGCGGCGCTCGTCAGATGACACAGAATCGTAAAAGTGCTATTGAAGCAAACGCAGGTAGCGCGAATGCTTCTAATACGTTACCGACTTTAATTGATAATTTAGCTTCGAAAACATGGGATGAAATAGCTGATGAAGGAATAGCTTTAGCAGGAGCTAACACTCCTAGATTCCGAATGTTGCAAAATGCTGGCTATTCAACACCAGCACAACTATTAGATGCTATTGAAAGTAAAGGATACCGATCTGTTGTTTCGCTTTTAAATAAACAATCAGCGGCTAACAGAGGCAGGAAAGTAAAAATTGCCGATCTTAAAAGTTTTGTAAAAAATCAATTAGGAATAATTGTAAAAGAACGACAGTACTACACACCTCTTGGTTCATTGACAGATAAAGGTTTAGAAGTTGGTTATTCTTTGCTTTATCATCCGATGAGATTGATGGACAAATTAACAAAGATTGCTCCGCGCAAAGGACATATTGATGTTGAAGATGCTAACGCTATTCGGGATTTTAAATCGTTGCTTGACATGGGCATCAAAGCAGACATGGATAGAAAAGTATTAGACACATACCTTTCTATATTTCTTAATGGAACACCTGCACAAAGATGGGATGTTCAAAGCCATTTCTTAATGGATTTTCTTGGGAGAACCGGAGCGTTAGTATATGGCGGGCGCGGAATAGAAAAATGGATGTCGCGTTTTATACGACAAGGCGCACACCATTATTCAAACTTTGGACAAGATTTAGTTACTTCAAGTGTAGGAAGAAGCAACAGAGCTATAGTTCCGGGTGGCGCAGTAGAAGCACAAGTATCAAATTTAAATGTTATTCCAAGTTGGCGTGAACTGGGTGAAGCCGCACGATTTATGAACATGATAAGTTTCTTAAGTTACGGCGGTACAAAAGGTAGATTCGGACCAGCAATTTGGGACAGAGTTATTTCTCGATATTGGCGGCCACTTGTACTTATGCGATTGGGTGTTGGTGTTAGAAACGCGGCAGATGAAGGTTTGCAATTTATTTTGCGTGAAGGTCCATCAGCGTGGGTTAGTGCTAAATTAGCTAAACATTCTTTAAATAGAGCTAAAGTTTTCGGTCCTTGGGGCGAATTGATGACACAGCCTGTTAGCGCAGAAACGCGAAGAATGCTTCTTATGCGACCTATTAATAGACCACTTCGTTTTGCCTTAGAAGCTTTAGGAGTTGGTGACGCTTCTATTACTAAACGTGCGGCCATGGAAGCTGAAAAAAGAATCGGTCATGTGTGGGGGATGATGGAAGCCGATGACATAATGGCAGAAATTAAAAATATACGAACCCAAATTATTAGAGGTGAATATGTTCCAGTCGCCGGACAAAAGGTATTTGCTTTAAATGCTCGCGGAAGATTAAACAGTCTGCTTGGAACTAATTCAAGGCATTTAGATGATCCTAAACGACTTCAATGGGGAGGTTTGTTAGGAATTTTTGAAGCCACTTCAAATCGTTTATCCCGTGGATTACATCGTGTAACTCCTGAAATTCTTTCTAAACCAAAATTAGCGAAGGGTGCTTTAAAAGCTATAAAGTCAGATTCGGATAGATTACTTGTTGCAGTAGAAAGACAGTTTTTAAATCCTATAGTTATGAACTCCGCTTACGAAGGACTGTTCGGAGCGTATCGTGCATATTACGGACAGAATCATTTATCTGCTATTGACGAGATGTTGCAACTTAACAGTAGAGGTGTTGGCACTACACGCGGATTATTACCGTATGTTAAATTACAAACTAATAGTAAATGGGATGTTATAACAGATGTCTCTAACGAAGGTTTATCAAGACAAGATGCTTTAGGGCAAAGCCTTATAGTTTATAAAAATGATCCTTCTATGCAAGCGATAGGTTTTCAATTATCTCATTTTGTTGATGAAGATGTTTTAGCTAATACAAATCGTATAGTCCGAGGAGAGTCAGGTCAGTCATTATTATATGAGCTTGGTGTTGATGCCGGATATGAAACAACGCAAGTTACTCAGTTAAGTACACAAGATCCTGTTTTAACTGCGCGTATTGCTTATGACATGATTGAAAAAATACCTAACGCTAAAAAAACATTACAAAGTTATTACAAAAAAGTTGCTGAAACAGGTTTAAGTGGTTACACAAGAGAATCTGAAATAGTTATACCCGGATTTAATATGGTCAGAGGCATGGCTAAACCTATGGAAATTAAAAGAGCGGATGTTTTAATACCACAGGAACTCTCACGAAACAGTCTTGAAAGTACATTTTTGCATCAGACATTAAAGCTTTTAGATAGATCAGATAATGCTTCATATCATCCAGATACTTTTGCTTTTCTTATAGGCAATAAAAAAAGTTCAGCTAATTTTACTAGTTCAATGGATGACGTTAGTAAACAAGCATACAAAGAAGCAGTTGACCATTTAGGTGGCACCGTACAAGGAGAGCAAAGTTTAGAAGCTCTTGTACGGACAGGTGGCATGGATCCAATAGTAGCTAAAACTGTTGACCCTGTACTACCTGACGAGATAGGAATCTATTTCCCTCATGTTACTGGAGACACAGCCGCGTTATTAACATGGATGTTTGAAGAAAACACTACACCTCTTGCTAAACAAATGTTTAATAAATTAGATGAAGCTTTATCCACAGAACTTGGTTACGAAGAAGCTATGAAAGTATTGCATTTGCTTGATCCAATGAATAGGCCGATGGGTTCTATTAGACCAACTCAATGGTTGTCGTTGCATATAGAACGTGCAGGAGAAATAGTAAATCGTGCTACACGTATGCAAGGTTCTAACACTCCGCAAAAGTTTGCAAAAGAGTTTACGACATTATTTACTGAACCACAGTTAATGGATTATCAAGGCAAAAAAGTTCCGTTGCTCGCAGGTTCACACGATCTTCCTGCAATGAAAGGTGTAATGAAAGCATTGCACGCATGGAGAAAATGGTTAGATGATACAGATATTATTCCTGCTCAAGTCACACCAATAGCAGATCCTAAAGCAAAATTAGTTGGAGAAGAATTTGTAGGAACGATTGTTCGTAGGAAAGTAAGCCGAGCAGAACATCAGGCAGAACCCGGATTTGGAAAATATTATGGTTCAACAAGCGGCCATGCATTTATGCGTCCTGATGGGACTATGGCTTATGAAGAAAATCCAGTAACAGTTCTTTTAGTAGGAGATAGATGGGGCGATAGTAACAGTGTCCCAACTGGTTGGACTCAGAAAGTAGAAGACGGTATTCCTATCCCTAATGAATGGGAACCTTCTGCAAATAATAAATTTATGAAAACCACGTTAGATAAACGTGAATGGCTTGAAGAAGAAATAAGTAATCTCGCTCGTGCTTTAATGTCTTTACCTAAAGGTTCGAGAGTTCGTTATGCCGCACCTTCTGGTAAATCTGCCGGATCTTCTTATGATGTGTTTGGAAAAGTAGTTGATAAAGCTTTTAATACTGTTAAAGATAAAACAGGAGCTACTGTAAGAGATTTAGAATTAGCTATTTGGCAAAATTTGGGTGACTTTCCTGACAATTTGCATGGTGTAGAAGAAGCTATTGTTGATGTATTAAAGAAAGCAGATGATGGATCTTTTTTAGTTAAAGAACCATTTGGTGTTCATCCTTTAAGCAAGCAACCTATGGTGCGTCCTGCTGATATATCAAATGCCGCGAATAAATGGCCGTTAGATAGAGGGAATGGCAGAGCATTTCGTTTATTAAATCGTGAATTAAGACATATTGGGAATGATGAATTAGCTACAGCTATCGTTGAATTGGAACTAAGAACTCAAGGAGCAGTACATAAATATCTTCCTATTAAAGGATTTAATTCTGGTCAGCTTATTAGAGATATGAAAAATGTTTTAGCAAACCGCCCTACCGTATATAAAAATTTAGGAGCGGAAAATAAAGTATTTAAATATCTTGATGATGCTTGGAAGAATCCTAATACTAATGAACTTATTGTAGAAAATATGCCAGATGAAACGCTCTTGAGCGTATTGATGTATGGAACTGGCGCATTTGAATCGAAATGGTTTACTTATAAAATGCTTGGTCTTAAAAAATCTAACCGTTCAAAGATGTTTGATTACTTTGACGAGATGGCTGAAGAACTTTACATGCGAGGTTTTAATGTTTATGAAGAAAGCCCTCGTTCTATGTGGTACAAGTACATGCAGAACCGTGACCATGAGTTAAGTCTTCCTCACGAAATATCACCAAAAGTTCGTGGTTTCAAAGATAGAGCGCAAACTTCTTTATTCGATGCTCAAGATATGCCTGATGATATTCGGTATAAAGGACCACGCGGAGGTGTAACCCCTAAGCATAAGAAAGCAGAACTTGATGGGCAGTTAGATGATATTCGTGAGCAAATAGAAATTGCTGAAGAAGAACGTGAAATGTTTCAAATTATGCTTGAAGGAACTGAAGAGGTACCTCCACCAGCAGGTCGTGACGAAATTGAAGAAATCCCTGAGCTTCTTGAAGAAGATTGGGTGTCACCTCAATTAGATGAATTAGATCGTATTCGGATAGAAGGATACGATATTGAAATAGAAGCTTTGCGTGAAGTTGAAGCCGATCTTAAACGTCAATTAGATGATTTATTTAAAGAACGTAAAGGTTACACTTATCATAAACCTGAAACATTTAAAGACGATATAGAATTATTAGGCAAATCAGGTACTAGAGATTTAATTGATAACACACGAACAAAACTATTTGCTCAAGAAAGAGCGACACTTAATGAAGAAATAGCTTTACTTAAGAAAGAACTTAATGAAGCTAATAGAGGTGCAAGATACGCAGACTCATCGCCTGAATATGCTGAAATGCTAGACTCACATTTTAATGCACTTGAAGATCATCTTGGTGAACAGCTTCAAAAAAATAAATCTGCAATGGAACAAATGTATGACATTGGGTACACAGATGAAGTGGAAGATGCTGACTTTTTAGATTGGGCAATCTATCATGCAAAAACTTCTATTAATGAAAAAGATCATACTGAAGAAGCTTGGAGTACTTTAGCTAAATCTATTAGTGAAGAAGAACCATATGATTGGAGAGCTTTCAGCGAAGCTCGTGGTTACACAGAAGAGCAAATGGCTGAGTTCGAAAAGTATTTGGAAATAAGTGATGAGATGCAACGTAGCGGTTGGGATCCAGATGATCTTCAAACTGTTGCATACGATATGCAGAACGATTTAGATTTTAGAAATGAAATAGCTAGTTTAACTCCTACACATTCTCTGTTAGAGCATTTAGAGCAAACAAAGGTTCGTTACTATTCACCAGAAGAAATACGTAGCCTTGAAAATAAAATACTTGAAGCACAAAAAAGATTAAGTTTAGAAGGAACTACACCTAAACGCGACTTTATAGGAACGATAGGCGGCACTAAAGGAAGCACAGGTTTACGTAGAATATGGCCTGAGTTTGATGAAGATATGCTTGTACCTGATTTAGATTTAGTTGCTGAACCGTTTTCACCTGTTGAAGAAATATTTCCTAATGCATTGAGATATGACGAAGGCACTCATCAAATTCCTGAAGCTGACAAACTTGATGTAGCTGATGTGTATGATACTTGGAAAGGTAATTTCGAACCTATATATTTCGGTGAGTCAATGCCTACTGGGTATCGTGGAGGCAGGGCGAGATTCTGGAATCGTCGAGGCGATGAACGTAAAGCTACAGCAGGTGACGGTTATGCTCGTGATCCTAATGCTCCTGTTCCACCACAAAGTAAAACTGTAAGCGGTGGAGAAGGATTCCGTGGTGGCAAAAAAGGGCAAAAGAGAGAATCTGGTAGATTCCCTCTTCGTCAGGAAATAGACCCTGAGTCAGGTTTATCTTTCCCTCTTAAAGCAAGAAAAGTAGAAGAAGTTTTAGACCCTGAAGATGCTAAGAAACTACGTCGAGAAGAAATACTTGGAAGAGATCAAGTTCGAGAATCTGAATGGCAAGGTCCACGTTGGGCTAGGACTAAAAGAAAATCTAGACCCGGAGCGCGTGGCGGTTTAACACGTAAAGATTACGAAAAAGATTTTGATAGTTTAGGGCCAGTAGGTGCGAATTGGTCACCAACAGAAGGTCGTGCTGTGCCTAATGATGATCCTGTTGAAATGATTGATGGCAGTCAGGTTCGAGCATTTAGAAATAATCAAGCTGGAATGATGATTATTAATAACGAAATAGATAGTGTTCTTCCGTTTTACAGAAATCAAACTCGTTTAGATATAGCTCCGTCTAGAAAAGATTCACCTGAAGAATGGGCAAAACTTCCGGGCTGGTTACAAGGATTAGATACACGCGCTAGGAAAAAAGGTGTTCCTGTTTCATGGCAAGCTAGAGCAGGTAAACCTTCTGCTGTAAAAAATATTGTCAGTCAGCGTTTAAATAAAGCTTATCCAGATCATATGAGTGATTCATCTATTTGGATTCCTAGAGTTATAACTGAAAAAGGTAACAATTCACCTCAGATCTATGGTTTTTCTGCTGGTGATGTTGGAGGTTTAGACGAAACAGATAAGTTTTTGAGTCTTCATCCATCAGATTTAGTTGGAGATCAAATAGAAGTAATGGGTCATGTAGATGAGTTACCTACTACTAATTTATATATGAATACTAAAGGTGATTATTTATGGTTGAGAGAAGGACAGGAAAAATTGCATCCTTCTTTTCAAGATGACACTAATATAATTAAAATCCCTAACAAAAAAACAAAAGCTTCTGGGGCTAAGAATGCTTTATCTAATTATTATGAATATCCTAAAGGGTTTTTCTTTAGAGAGAAGTTGTTTAATACAGCAGAAGGAGCTTATCAAGCGTTTAAAACAGGCACGTATCGGACTGGTTTTGAGCGGTTAACTGGTAATCAAGCAAGATCAAGAGGATTAGCTTTTGCTGATCTGCCTATGGGAACAACTGTTAGAGCAGAGTTGGCTGTAACAGGTAAAGGTAGAGCAGGTGCTTTACCGATGCATCCGGATATAAAGAAGAAATTTAAAAACGATAGAATGGATGCAATTTTATCAGGTGTAATAACTGGACATACTGCTGGATTTAGAACAGCTAATAAAATAAAAGAAGGCGATGTTATTAAAATGTATGGCAGAGGTAAGAAACAAATCTTTGTCAAAGTAGAATCAGTTACTCCTACGAATCAAATGAAACCTGATGTTTGGGCAAGATTAGAAGGTGTTGATGAGCAAGCGGCACGAGTAAATTGGAAACGAGATAATATTAAAGACAGTTCTTTAAATCTTTCTAAAGGACAAGCTCAAATAAAATTTAAAGTTATTAGTGTACCAAAAAATTATCCTTTATCTAAAGGATTAACTGGTGAACTTGCTGGTAAAACTACACCTGCGTTTTATACAGGGCTTGATTTAGTTGTAGGTGGTGGTCAGATTGGTATAGATCAAGCAGGGTTGCGTGCGGCTCGTGCTATGAATATTAAAACTGGTGGTAAAGCACCTAAAGGTTGGAGAGTGTGGGATCGAGCAACCGACAGTCCTTCTTCTGATCCTCAAACTTTAAAAGATTTTGGTCTTAAAGAATCTGGGTCTTCTAAATGGGAAATAAGAACTGAAGAGAATGTTCTAGGTTCACAAGCTACACTTATTTGGGATCCAAGAGTTAACCCTAAGATTGGTAAAAAAGAAAATCAGTTAAGTGGTGGTACTAAATTAACATTAGATTTTGCTAAGAAACACAAAAGACCTTATTTAATTAATCCATCTCGTGATGAACTTGTTAATTGGTTAGAAGAAAAAAGAATTAAAGCATTAAATATTGCAGGTCCACGTTTACGATCAAAACAATTTGCTAGTCCTTTAAGAGAAGAAGAAGAGTTTGAAGAGCTTCTTAGAAGTGCTTTTAAAACATTAAGAGATAGAAACAAAAAACAAATTGGTGATTCAATAAGCGATAGAGAGTTAGTTAAAGAAATTCTTGAAGCACGATGGGATCAAGATCCTACTTTTAGAAAAGCAATCGAAAATGCTGGTGAGTTTGTATTTGAGTCGGATAACGATTGGTGGCGTGAAGTTTATCCTGAGCTATTAACAGATCTTAGAAACGAAAAAGTTTTAAATAAAGAATTTATTAAAATTGATACTCAAATTAATGGGCCTGTTGATAAATTAAATATGGCTGAACATCAAGCTAAAGTTTTACAAACTGAAGCAACACGTATGCTCTCTACTAAAAACGATCAAGGCGCATCACGAGGCAATTATGTAGGTTTATTAGAATTAGAAGACGAAATGCCTCTTGATTTCATGTCGTCTAGATTAAATCTATGGGGTGATAAAAATATTTTACCTGAAAGAATGTTAGCTAGGGTTCCTGTTACTGCTCCACCTACTGCTGATGAAAGATTCCAAATGGTATTACGTGGATTCTTTGATGGTGCTGTTCAACCAATAATAGCGGCTATGGCTCGTGAACCTATGTTCACACATTACTTTACTGAAGCTTTAGATCTAACTAAAGGAGTTAGATACTTTTATAATCACGAACCGAATGCTTTTAGATTTTTACGTAAACGTATAGATGAGGTGCCTGAACCTGTTCAATATCAACGTATAAGCCCTGAAGGTGATATGACAGATGTTGAACAAATAAAACTAGGGATACGTCATGGTGTAGATGAAACAGGAGTTGAACAAACAAGTATTCCTGAGTTGGATGAATTCATTAGTCTTATGCGTCCACAAGCTGACGGTGTTTTGCAAGGAACTCCTGTTGGTCAAGTAGCTCAATTATTAGATGATTATATGCAAGGTATAAGAAGCAAGGAAGGTGTGCGTGAGCAACTTTTCAAAGTTCAAACATGGGACGAGGTGCAATCAAAATATGTTAAAGCATCTTACGCTAGTAGAAACCAAGCTGAACTTTTACAAGATGTAAAGAAAACAATAGAAGCGCGACCTGAACCTACAGGTTTATTTTTTGAAGCCTTCCCACAATATAGAGAACATTTTGTTGACTTATGGAATAGAAGCCAAAGTTTTGATGATGGTAGAACGTATAGAGTTGCGACTAAACAACTTATTGAATACATAAATCTTAAATCTATACAAGAAAGAGAGCATGTAAATCTTGCAGTAGAACGTGCTATGTGGATGACATCAGAATTTATAGATGACCATTCAGTTAGATCTTTGTTCCAAGAAACTGCTGGTTTGTTATTACCATTCTGGTTTGCTGAAGAACAATTCTTAAAGAGATGGGTTAGAACAATGGAGACAAGACCGGATGCTATCCGTAATCTTCAAGCTTCATTACACGCATCACAGAATAGTGGATTAATTTACACAGATAAAAACGATCAGCAACGAGTAGTACTTCCCGGAAGTTCAATTTTAGGAGGTGTCGTTGAAGCTATTGG